TACAATCCATGTTTCTATTCCCATTGCGGCTGCCAAATGTGCAACACTGGTACAAGAAGTAATAACAAGTTCACATTTACTAATTGATAATCTTGTGTTTTTCCAACTTCCTAAACCAGTTGTTGCCATCCATTCTGGTCTTAATTCCTCATCCTTATCCCTTTGTAATGATACACAATCAAATCCTTTTACAGCATCAAACATAAGTTCGGGTGGAAATAATCTATGTTGTTCATGTTCAAATTTTGGATTACCACTCCACCTTACTCCAATTCTTCCTGGCTCTGCTTCACTAGTTCTTTCAATATATGGAGTTCCTTTTATATCTTCATACTCATATTCTAATATAGATATGGCAGACATTGCTGGAACCCACCAATCATGATAAACCGATAAAACGGCTTGATGTTCAACAGTTATAAATTTTTCAGAAAATATGTTACATATTTCTGGAGCACATGATACAAAAACTTTATGTCCTCTTTTTTCTAAATCAAATGCCCACCTATAACCATTTATCTGATCTCCTATTCCTCCTTCAAGATATAATAATACAGTACCGTCATAATTTCCTAATCTATATATACCTGATTTTGTTTCTATATGTTTATTACCAAATATATTTTCATGGCGCCCATTATCTAAGAGGACATGTCCTTCAAGTAATTTTCCCTGTTGTAATAAATACCATCCTCTATTAAAAGCTGCTCTACGATTATTACCATCACTATATAAATGATTATTTTTTAATAACTCTTCTGAAATTTCCCATCCTTTTTTAAAATCTCCTCTAATTCCAGCTTGTACCATGCTATTTAATAAATCTTCTCTTAAATTTTCATCAATTCCTACTTGTTCCATACTTTTCACCATCTCCATTTTTTATTTTTATCTCCGTTACGCTGATCGCACTCCCATCGCACCTACTTCTCCAATCACAACCTTTACCCAATCCGTTGTGCTTGGGCCCTGTACAGGGGATGAATAGTTGATTGTATTTCCTTTTCCAAAACAGCCATTTGCATTGTGGCCACTAAAATATAATGTACCACCAACGATCATACCATTAAGCTTCTGAGCGTATAGGTTCGAGCCGCTAGCACAATCCGTTGCTGTACCTGTACCAGCCCAACTATATAAAGTCCCGGCCGCATAAGTTGTGTTTCCGTTTCCTAAGTCACCAGTGATATTATAACCTCCCCACGCAAACATCGCTCCATTATTAATTCCACATCCACCAAAACCATCGTGGGATAGATTTGTCCAAGTTGTATCACTACCTACTTGTCTTGGTGAATTGTTGCTTCCACTCATGGCGTAGTTACCAAGAGCATTCCATCCCACTCCCCATGGCTTTCCATTCACATCTATAACCATAGAAGACCAATAACCTTGTGAACTTCCACCAAACTTAGAAGATTCTACACCAGCTTCCCAACCATCAGCAATATCTACTGACCCTTTTGCGCCCCACCAATCTGTACCAGCTATGCCTTGTACTGGGGATGTATAATTAGTAGTGTTATTATGCCATGTTCTTCCGTCACCACCATCTCCCCATCCCCATATAGTTCCATCTGTTTTTGTGGCAAGAGTGAAATCATTACCACCGCTGCATTGGGCCCAAGTTGTACCAGCTACTTGTACCATAGAACTATGACTTATAGTATTTCCTTGACCCAATTTTCCATTATTGCCTTGACCACATCCAAACAATTCCCCAGAGGAATTTATAAACCAGGCATTATAATATCCCGTACCCAAGTTGTACCAGTTTGTAGCTGAACCAATTTGAACAGGAGAAGATACAGCTGTATTAATGCCATCTCCTCGCTGAGAACCAGTCCCCCAAGACCAAAGAGTGCCATCGCTTTTTATTGCGTGAGAACTCTGCGCGCCCATTACAATCATAGGTGTCCAATCATCATCACTGCCTATTTGTACAGGAGAGCTCTTCCCAATGGCATCGCCGCGGCCGCCATTTCCAGATGAGTCCGCACCCCAAGACCACAAAGTATATTTATCACCTTGACTTCCAGATGATCCCGCCATTATTTGATTTTGAAAAACACTCATTTTTATTAACTCAAAGCCAAGGTTGCTACTGCATGAATATCAGTAGTAGTCGCAACATAGTAATCTATTCTATCTATCGCCGCCGCAGTAGTCGTTAATGTTGGAGCTGCGCCAGCGGCAAAATCCCAATAACTGCCATACGCCAAAGTCCTACTACCTGTACCATCCTGAGTAATTACAACAGAACCACATTGACCTGCTACTATATTAGTTGGATTAGCAAGTGTACGATTTCCTGCCAATGTTACTGAAAAGTTTTGTCCAGCAGCAAAATCAGGAGTAATAGTTGCACCATCCGACAATGCGGTAATATCCGCAGCAGCAGATTTTGCAATATGTAATTGTCTTGTCGGATTGGTAACACCAATACCCAAATCACCATTACTATCCAATCGCATTTTCTCAGCAGCAGTTTCAGACGAAGCAGTTTGAAATACCATTGCAGTTGCATTACTTGAAGAACTAAAATCACCTTCTGCTTCAGCAAGAATACCGGCGGCAACCAATATAGCGTCTGTTCCTGCACCTTCATTTGGTGCTTGAAATTTAATATGTCCCATTACATTCCCATCAGCCATGTCTGTGTCACCAGTTTGTAATGTGAGAATTGCGCCTATACCAGAGTTACCACTAGTATGGGCATTCTTTAATATTAATCCTGTATCAGCAACATGTGTTAGAGTTACATCTTGATCATCACCAAATCCTAAGACAGCACCATCTGCTAAATATAAATCAGACCATTCAAGTGAAGTTGTCCCTAATGCAGCACCATCAGATGCGTCTGGTACTACAGCAGTTGTTGCAGTTATTGTGGTTGCTTGAAATGTTCCATTGGTTGTTAACCCAGCATCTGCTGAATGAGTAAGAGTGATATCTTGATCATCACCAAAATTAATAACAGCACCATCAGCAAGAAACAGATCAGAAAATTCTAAAGCAGCTGTTCCTAAAGCTGCTCCATCAGATGCATCTGGAACAAAAGCAGTAGTAGCAGTTATTGTTGTTGCCTGAAAAGTTCCATTAGTAGTAAGACCAGTATCAGCTGCATGAGTTAACGTAATATCCTGATCATTACCAAAGTAAATTACACTACTGTCTGCCAAATACAAGTCAGACCATTCAAGTGATGCTGTACCTAGTGTATCTCCATCAGCAGAAGCTGGATTAGCTGCTACAAATCCAGTTGCAGTACCACTATTTGCAATCGTTGCTCCAGAAGCAATTGTTAATGTACTTCCCGAAAGAACGGTAAATGTATTTGCAGTAAACTGAAAATCATCGGCACCACTTATTTCTACATCAATTTGATCATCTGTATCTGATGTAATACTTGTATCACCATCAGCATCTAACTTTAATTTGGTTCCGTTAATATCAGGATTCTGAAATACTTGATATTGTTGTTGGGATACATTTGAAAATCCGATATAAGGCATTTTATGTTATCTCCATAATTGATAAACAAACATCCACGGCACCAGTTCCATAAACTTTAAATAAATCCGTAGTTTGAAGAATAATTTTATTACCAGCCATAAGTTCTAAACTGGAATTGCCGGGAATTGGTGTAGTTGTTACAAGTTCTACATCAGCATTAGTTTCTGTATCACTTGTATCAGAAGAAACAGTAACTGTGCAATTGATAGAATTTGCTGTCGTATTTCCAATCATGCATCCTAATACAACGGCCGTTGTACTACTTGGAACTGTATATACTGTAGCAAGTGTAGTTACACCAGCTTTGGTTTTTAATTTAAATGTATTTGCCATTTTTTTATCCTAATGCTATTGCTAATGCTGTTGGGTCGCCTACTAGGTTTGTTACTAAACTTACGTCCATTCGTTTAAGAGTACCACCATCGCTAACCATTAACTCATCTGTACTAGCAAGACCACTTGTAAGTGCAGTAAGTCCACTAATTACATTATTATTTAACATACTTCCCTCAACTGCCGAACTTGCAATTGTTATTGCTCCAACAGAACTCATGGTTACATCACCACTTATTGCTACAGGATTATAATTTGTACCATCAGCAACAAGTAAATAACCAGCAGTATTTGTTCCCATAGTAATATCATCGCCAGTAACAGTTAAATCACCAGTAACAGTAAAATTACCACTAGTAGTAAGACCACTATTATGAACATGTGTTATATTAACATCCTGATCATCACCAAAGTAAATAACACCACCATCAGCAAGATAAAGATCAGAAAATTCTAAGGAAGCAGAACCAACAGAAACACCATCAGCTGAAGATGGAAGAATATCAGAACTAAATTTATTCGATGAAGAAATACCAGTAACATCAGAAACCAAGTTATTAAACTCGATTCTGAAATCTTCCAAACTGTTTGTCGGTACTATTGAGCTTGCAGATAATGCCATAGTAAATCCTCGTTATATTTATACTTTATATTTATAATGTTTATTACTATACATTTGGATAATTTATAGTAATATTGTCGTCTGTTGCGAGTTCAAATCTAAATCTTCCGCCTGCATCTGTGGAAGAACCATCTGTACCATTTAATAATATTGCACCATCCGATTCATCTTCCAAATCTATAGCTCCATACTCTGAAATCAGAATATCAGCTGACCTTGCAATAGGTTCTAGAGTAGAATTAAGATAATTTTGGAATGGTATTGTTCCATCATTAATCTTATCTTCAACTATTACTCTGTCGCTCTCTAGTTCCAATTTATTGTTTGTTCCAAATCCAGTTCTACTTTCAAGTAATATGTTATCTCCATGAGAACCAGAGGCTGTGGTTTCATTTTCTTGCATAAAGAAACCACTCTCATTACTCTCTTCTAAAATTATTGCTGTCTGTTTTACTGGTGTTGAACCACCTGTAGGTCCAAGGCCATCATCTATATGAGAATCCAGAACAAGTAACGATGGTCGAACAATATCCGATAGATTAAAGGAATCATATTGAACTACACTTTCACCAAGAATCTTAAATCCAGCAGAGGTACTAGAACTATCGACGCCATTAAGAACTAGAGTATCCCCTGCATTTTCTGAAACCTCTGCAACTATATTCTCCCCTGCATTTGAATAATCTGAATCAGTTGCGTTCAGAATAATTTTATCTGCCGAAGTACCTATCCATCCTGTAGTTGCTTGTTCTAATATAATAATATCAAATTCTGATACTATAGTATGATTAGAATAATTCCCAATATTCTCAAAGGTGAAACTGGCATCATTATTGGGGTCTGTCGCATCTTCCAGAATAAAGTTTTCACCAGCATCTATAGCATATTCATCTCGTATTATTTCATCTGCCCCATGGCCTGTAGTGGTAGTTAGTGGTTGTTGAAAATTATCGGCATCTACCAAAAGATACCCACTTGTTGCCGTTCCTTTTTCCAATTCAAATTTTGCTACAGGATTGTGGAAAGGATTCCTTGCGAGTGTTACCAAACCAGTTGATAAATGTCTTGGAGTAGATTGTGGAATATGTATCTTTGTCGTAACAAAAGAGACAAGGGAAACATCGTGATTTGGCCCGCCGCCCCTGAAAGAAGTTTCAAGTTGTTGAGAACCACCACTCTCATTCAACACTGTGTTTAATACTTGATTTCCTTGTAACCCAACTTTAGTGAGAACTATCCCAGAAGATGCATCTTCCAGTTCCATAGAATCTCCAGCATTGGTAGAACTCGAATCAGTACCGTCAAGAAGAATATCACCGCCTGCATCTGTCCTTGCCACATGGTCACTATCTTCACTACTATTCATAACTATGTTTGCTGTAACGACTACAGACTTCTCTGATATAATTCTGTCGTTGGCATTTGAGGAAGAAGAGTCTGTACCGTTAAGAGTAATAACACCATTACCAGCAGCTCCAGTGTCAGTACCATCCTCAAGGTGAATACCAGCAAAATCGTCAAAATGGAATAATGGAATTTCTTCTAAAGCATAAGAACCAGCATTGGTAGAAGAAGAGTCTGTACCGTCAAGGATAATAGAGTCACCCTCGACTTTAATATCTTCGGATTCCTCTAAGACTATATGTTCCTCAAACGCACCGTCCACAATATCAACAGATGCAAGTCGCCGTTGTGTTGTTTCAGAGAAGAGAATTTCAAAGGTAGAAGCAAGTATTGGCGAGAATTTATCTTCTGGTGCAGCAACACCAAGACCACTATACCAACCGCCACCAAGAGATGATCCTGCATTTGTAATTGCAGCAGAAACAGAACTCTGCACTACAACTTTACCGAACACTGCCCAACCAGCTGGATGTACAGCCTTCTTTAATTGATCCAGATACGTTGCTGTACCAAATCCAGTTTCTACTTCATAGGAAAACTGTTGATAATAATAAGAGTCTTGTATTCGGTTTAAATCCTCACCAATAAGACTTTCAATGTTTACACCATAAGACTTAGCAGTTTCCGTAGTAGTTGCAATTGCAGAAGTTCCTTTTGCAATGTTAGCTTTAACAATTGTTCCCGTCGCGCCCTCAGAATCAGTGATAGTAGTTGGATACGGATTTGTTGCAGTTGCATTTGCAAAGAAATCTATTGCATCCTCATTGATAATATCATCACCAGCATTAGTACTGTCGGAATCTGTTCCATCAAGTGATATAACACCAGAAGCAGTTTCTATATTATGAAGAAGTTTAGCACTCACATTTTCTACGGAAGTTCCAGAATCCTCATTTAATATAACACCACTTGCCGCTGTTCCTGTTTCAAGGTGAATAAACCCTTCAGCATCAGTTGAACCAGAATCCGTTCCATTGAGAAGAATTCTTATAAAATCAATATCAGTACCTTCTAAACGAATGGTGTTGTTATCACCATCATTTTCATTTAATAATAAACTACCAATGTCAGTTTGTGAACTATCTGTTCCATCAAGAATAATAGTGCTTTCTGCTTCCTCATCAAAATGATGATCTATTATAAGACGAGCACCAGCACCAGACGATCTTGCAGCAGTTAATTGAGCTTCCTCTATAAGAAATCTAGGGTGTTGTCGTTCATTAGTATTGTCACCAAGAGAGAAAGAAGTTTCGTTTAGTAAAACATCTCCTGTACCATCCTCATTCGCAATACCATCACCAACATTGGTTCCATCTCTTGAACTATGTTCTAATTGGAGAGGTGGAATAAATGAATCATTAGGAGATTCCATTACCAATGCACTACCAGCTGGAAGACCATTACCAGACTCAATAATAATATATCCGTCTAGAGTATCTTCATTATCTAAAACAATATTATTACCATCGGCATCTACTATTTCATTTCCAATTTCAAGAGAATTGTTTATACCAACGGTACTAACTACTACATCACTTCCAACTCTACTACCATCCTCAAGTAAAACCCCTTCACTGTCACCTGTCTCCAATGTCTTTCGTACAACATCCTCAAAGGTTGTAGTTAAAATATTATTCGTAGAGTCCCAGCCCTTAACTGTTCCTGTGTGGGTAGTAAGAGTATTTTTAGCAGCAAAAGTTCCAGATACATCTTTTAATGTGAAGTTAGCACGAAATGCCATATCAGGAGCAGCGCTATAATTAAATCCCTGATTTGTCATTCTTACTTCACCAATTGAACCGATATTATCTGTTGTTGCTAAAAGAGCTCCACTAGTACCAGTTGTTGATGTTATTGCTACAGTAGGAATAGTTACATATCCACCTCCGCCATCTTTGATGAATACTCTATAAATTCCACCGCTATAATCTGTACCTTCTTCTATCTGAAACCTATCTGTGTCTGTACTATAGGTATCATTACTTTCTTGTTGTATTGATGGCTCAATTGAAACATTATGTCCAGCATGTGTAGAGGAAGCATCAGTTCCATTTAAAAGAAGATTTCCTGTTTCATTTTCAAGTGCAACTTCAAAATAATCAATATGTGTTCTGGAACCAACTTCAGAAAGAATATAATCATTCTCATTTGTTGAGGCCTTATCAGTACCTTCCAATAAAAATGAACCATCAATAATAGAAACAAATCCTTCGGCGGATTTTGTATTAGAATCAGAAGTGGTAAAAGTAAGAGTATCCCCTACTTCATATTTACTCCCAACATCATCTACAACAATTCCATTTACTTGTCCAGTATTAATAGTATTAATTCTAGCTGTTGCTAAACCATTACCAATACTGGTATTTGTATCAAACTCAATATCCTGATCAACTGTATATAACGCGCTTGAATTTGTAATTACAGGAACATCCACTATTCGTTTAACAGTGAACGTCATATTCACATCTGAATCTTTAGCAGTGGTTGTTACAATTTCACCGTCCGTAAAAGCAAATGTATCACTAGGAGATGATTTGTTAAGTTCAAATTCTACAATTGCAGCTCCACCTTCACTAAATGATGTAGCAGAAGCTACAACTGCTTTCTCACCAGACGATCCACCTGTAATGGTTCCACCAACTGCTTCTGCGACATCAATATTTGTAAGAGGAGCAACTCGCATAATTGTTTTGCTTGCCCAATTACCATCTGACGCTTTCATCATATATTTGTTTGGATAAGTTACGTCAGCATTTTCTCCCAACAACATACGCATGAAAATCTTATGACCTTCAGATGTTCCTTTTGCCCTATACAACTCACGAATATTTTTGATTAAATTTCTTTTAGATATTCCATCTGCTAACGTGAGAGGAATTGCGTTCATGAACTCATCACGGAAATTATCTAGAAAATCATAGATTGTATTATCAACATCAGCATAGGATAACAATTGCTGTATGTTCTGAACAGGATTTGCGCGATACCTAGTAACCGTACCAGATGCTCCAGAGGTTCCACCTGTTATGGTTTCTCCTGTAATAAATTTTTGTTGGGATGTAATAAAAATTCTTGAAGTGCTTGCACCTAAATCATCAGCAAGAACCGTGGCAGTTGCTTTTGAAGTTCCACCAGTAATTGTTTCACCAACAGTAAACTTACCATCACTTCCCGACCCACTTTCTAAAACAATTTTATTTCCATCAACATCTAATACATTAGATGCTGCTGTTAATTCCAAAAGAAGGTTATCAATATTTACAGTAAGACGAAGTTCTCCAGCTTCAAGATACTGATAATAATGTTTTAGAAAACGAGAAAATACAGGATGGTCCGACTGAATAAAATCAGGCAGTTGGCCATCAATAAGATTACTTACCTTAGTAGTTAATTTTCCTGTTGGATTATTATCAAACGGCATTTTTTAATAGCTCGATGTTGATGTATAGGAAGATGTAGGAGTATATGTTGTACCAGCACCACTGTCTCCAACCGCAACCGTATCAACTTCTCCTGTTATATTAGTATTGATAAAATCAATTTCTAACACTTGATTGCGAACTGGAACTATATCCTTGGAATTTGGAATACTCGTAATACGAATTTCGTCTGAAGCTGCACCATCGACCTCAACTACTGAAGTAATATAAATTCCATCAGTAACAATTTTTCCTGTTGAATATGTCACAGTACCAGCAGTTGAATCTGTATATGTTCTTACTCCAGCCACAACATAATACGTTCTTAAATTGCCTGCACCATCATCATCAAAATATTGCACATTTGTTGCATCACCGCTTATATAAAATCCAGTTGATGCAATCACTCCACCAGAACTTTCATTGTGCCCAGAGTGTGGATGATAAAATGCGTTGTTAAAATCAATTGTATACGCAGTTGAAGCAGTAGTAGTAGGTGTAAAGAATTGTCCCATCGTAATATTTACTGCACTACTTGTAATTGAAATATCTGTGTTATCAATAAGTCCCAATAGTTTTGAATGCCTGAATAGTCCTTCAAATTGTTCAAGATCAGAAGTACTATAAGTTTTTAAAGTGGTATCAACTAAAGTCTCTAATTCTGTGTCAGTATATGTTGTCTTACTTTTATTATATTTAAATGTTCCACTTAAAATTAATTTAGTTGTTTGTGGGTCAATAATAACAGGAACAGTTGATGCAACAGTATATGGTGCCAAATCAGTAACCAATTGCGTTTTTTCTGCTGTGGTTAAATTAACGCCCGTAGTTGCTTTAATTGAAATAAAAACTTTACCATATTCAGCTGTACTTATCGCTCCAAGACTTGTATCATAAGAACCACTCTCTCCACCAAACACTGATACAGATTGTGCAGCAGGATATAATTTCTTTGCATAAACTTTATAATCTTCAGCAGTAACACATCTTCCTTGAGATGCATAATCAAGAGGTGCATTATATTTAATTGATTTTAAACTTTCTGGTTCACCACCACCACTCGCAGCAGATTGCGTGAAAATTGCTATATCAGTAACACCTCCAATACTTGTTGAGTTTGCAAATATAGAAGCACCGTTTGCAACTGTTTTGTTAGTTACAATATAAGTTAAAGTTACAATGTTACCATCAGACAATGCTGCACCAACTACTCCATCCCCAAAATACACTTCATAAAGTCCAGCTTCTACTTCTTGTAAAAAATAAATTTTACTGGCAGCTGCAACTTGAGTTATATCTGTTGCTTGTGTATATGTATTTATTGTAGTATCACTTGAAGAAGTTTGCACTTTAACTGTTAATGTAACTGTATCCGCCCTATTATTTCTAAGTAAAAATCTTTGATCAACATCAGATGAATCAACTGTATATCTTGTGGTTACATAAGTTCCCTCATAAACAGGAACATTTTTAAAAGTAATACCAGAACCAATATTTGAATCAGTAACATCTGAAGCAGTAACAAATTGATAATCCGTTCCATCAACACTCGTTGTAAATACTGTTCCCGCATCCATTGTTGCTGTTGCAGTTGTAATAGTGTTTAATGTAACATCAATAATTGCTTTAGCTGCTTTAGCAGATGTAGGAATATACCCTAAAGTTTTTGCATGAGAAATAATGCTAGATCGTAAGGATGCACTATCGAGAAACATTTCGTTTGCAAGCATATTTGCATTAAATCCAAGATAGTGCGTATTGTAAGCAAGCACATCCAATAGGGCACTCATACCAGAACCTTCAAAATCATAGTCTTTAAATTCTGTTTGTGCTTTAAGAAAAAGTTTAAGATTGTTTTTTACTTCATCAAAATCAAATTCTGTTACGTTTAGTCTTGATTCATTTATTGCCATTATCGTAATCTTTCTAGAAATACCGTTAGGTCTACTAATTCGGTTGGTGCATTTACAACATAAAATGATATAGTACACTCGTATTCATTACGATCTAAATTTGGAAACGCTGATACACTAATTAATCTTGCTCTTGGTTCAAAATTTTCAATCACCATTTCAATTTTTCTTGTAAGAATATGAGAGGTTGTGGGAGTCATATTTTCAAACAATACATCCCTGACCCCTGACCCAATTTCGGGATGGAAGGGTTTTTCATAATGATTCAATAATACAAGATTGCGAACAGAACGCTTCACTGCTTGAATATCATTTACTTTATTAATATCATTAGACGCTGCTTTCTTTCCAAAGAAAAGGTCTAAATCAGAATACTGTTTAACACTCCGATCAGATTCATTAAATGCTTGTGAATCTGTAAAAGCAGTTGGTGTTGGCATTATAAACTCCTGTTTATATTATTTATAAGATGTAATTTAATATATCTCAATTTCTTCTATTACTGCTTCAATATTATCATGCCAATAATTTAAAAACTTATGTACTCTTGGATATTCTGGTCTTACATCATCTGTCTGCCAAATAAACTGTTGAAGAATATGTTGATAATCTGGCCTCCAATAAAAAACATTCACAGTTACGATAGTGTTCTTTATTATAATCATTTGTCTTAATCATCATTAACAAAACGTGGGTCATAAGTATCCGCATATTTATATTTTATTTTAAAATATGGCCCTTCGCCGGCCGAGGTCGCCTCGGGATCACCTTTTACGTCAGATGGCCCATAGCCGGCACCTCGACCATCAGTTATTGTCAATGTTTTACCGTCCAAGCTCCAAAGGTCATAAAATACTTTCTTACCTTCCTGCGTAAATGTCCTACGCTCCCCGCCATGCTGGGGATAAATGTTTACCCATTTAAATTTTTTCGTACTGGAATCATTGTAACCTCTAACAGAAAGAATTTTAAGCGGCACATGTTTTAATTCGATTTCATAATCGTAAGGATACTCCCTAGTAAACGTAAAACCCTCGTCAATATCGTCAGTAATTTCTTCCCTCATTGTAACTGGTCTACCAGTAAATCCTTCCTCAGCTGTATTTGCTCGTGTTCTTGTCGTTTCTCCTCCTCCAGAAGTTGTAATTGTTTGAGTTTGTATCGAATTTGATTCACTTACTTCTGTAATAGTTGTTGTTGATGTAATTGAATCTTCGGGAGTTGTAACCTCAACTTTATTCCCCCCAGTTGTTGTTACGTTTGAAGTTTTTGTAGCAACTTTATAAGCACCTGTATCTTTTGTAGGAAGTGTTGTTGATGTAACAGTGTCAGCTACAACATCTACATCAGTAGATGGTTCGGGTATCATCTTTTGAACTTTAACTCCTAACCCAGTTCTCTGTGCAACAACTTCAGAATTTTTTAATAACGTAGAAGTTTCTTCTTCTTCTGAATCTATTGTAGGTTGTTTAGATTCTGCAGCCTTCTCTACAGCTGCCGTTAACCCGTCAGCAGGTTTTTCAAAATTTGGAACAGCTGAGCATAAATCAGTTCCACCCTGTATTGCACCAAGCGCGCCTGTAACTAAAGTACCTAAGTCATATCCACCAGCAGTCAATTGTGTTCCAAAATCAGTTGTGATATCAGATAACAATTGAGTATGTTCAAAACTTCCTGGCGTTAAACTTGATAAACTTGTTACCAATGATTGTAAGTTAAGACTAGGAAGTGCTGGTATTTCTGATATTAAACCTCTATGTTCTAATTCAAGAGAATTAAAATCAGAAAGTGTAGTAGATGATAAAGCTGAAGCATCAACTTCTAAACCATCAAGAGCACCAGTTATTAATTTTTCAAACGCAGTTTGTATAGAATTAAATTCAAGACTTGTACCACACAGATTTGGAACTTTAAGATTAGCCATAATTATCCTCCAGCAAATACATCAGAAGAACCAGATGCTGAGGAATTAGGAACCCATGAACCGTGTCCACCTGTTGCATCACCTTTACGATGTACCTTAATCCCATTTACAAATACGGTAGAACTACCAGCAGTTGCTGGATCACCGCAACTAGTTTTGTCACCAATGCGAACAGTCTTTGCCCCGTTAGTAAAAACATTTGCAGAACCTTCTGCATATGCAGTTTGATGAAATGGATTTGGTGTTGGACTCGCATGACCAACATGACTATCCGTACCTACTCTTGTTACTTCTGCCATAGTACCTCCTAGTTCAAATTAATCAATGCAGAATCAATATCAACTTCTGTGCTGACATTCAGATCAAGTGTCCCAGTAGTATTATTAGTATGACTCGCCTTAAATGTTTCTGTAACCAATCCCTCTGAATAAATTGTAAGACCATCTGCTTCAGTTTTAACATCCATAGCCTTAGCAGACTTCATATTAAGTTTATCACCAGATTTAAATGAAGTAATACCAGATACAGTTGTAGTGGATAAATTATTTTTAGCTACAGTTGTTATACTTCCAGCAGTTGAACCAATCTTAATATCATTTACAACACTTAAACTATCTGTATCGTTAATAATTATAAGTCTAGATTTCTCGATGATAGTATCGTCAAGTCCAGTTATGCGTGTCTTTCTATCTCCATTAATTTGTTGTGCATGATTACCTCGTATCTCCTCTTCACGATTTCCACCAGATGCACCAGCTCCAATTTTTACCAAATGATTCTTATGTACCTTTTGAGTATAGTTTCCCTCTACTTCTAAGATATAATCTCCCTTGATTAATTCTCTTACTGTTCCTTCTACTGTTATGTTAACAGACCCAGAAATAGAAACATTAGAACTACCAGCTACAATCTCATAATTATCACCAATTACTTTAACAACCTTATTACCGTTAGGATGTATTTCTTCAAAAGTTCCTGATGTATGTTGAGTAAACAATCTTTCATGATTCGGTGAATCATCTATTTCATGTATATGTCCCGATTCACTTTCATGCACATGATTATATGGATATTGAGATGACACATATGGATTGGCATCTTTTTTTATTGACTTAGGATCAGGTTCATTCCAAAAGCCACGAGTCTCTTCTACAGCAGCATCAGATACAGATTGAAGATACGGTTTGGTGGCAGTAGGAACTCCTGTTCCTTTTACATCAGTTGCGGTGTTATCATCATCTACACCGACAGTAGTATCAACTTTTTCTGGATCACCACGAAGCCTTTGTTTACGACGATTAATAAGAGAGTTATGTGTTTCTGAAGTAGCCCCCTGAGCTAACCTATTAGTATCACTTTCCCCTGTTTCATGTCCAGATGGCATTGTATAGTCCTCGCCACCTACTGGATACGGACCATTCCATACGTCACCAGCATATTCTACTTGTTTTGAAGTAGGCCCTCTAGGATCATTAAAACCATATCTATTATCAGCTGCTTCATCTGGGATGCCTGGCAATGATCCTATAATAAGAGGTTGTTGTTTCTCTTGTGTATCTCTGAAAAAACCAACTACCCAACTACCTTCAACAAGAAAAGATGGGGTACTGCCCATACCTTGCATAGACGGGTCTGTTACAGGATGCATAACGTGGGCCCACGGTAAATCTGTGGTTGGAAGCTTCCCTAAATCTGATGTGTGATATCCAAGACAACGAACTCGCACTCGCCCAAGTCTTAAAGGATCATTTCTATCTTCTACAACACCAACGAACCAAGAGAAACCATCTTGGCCCATAAAATAACTTTGTTCTGCCATAACATCCCTTTTAAATAATATTTTAATTATTTATAAGGGTTAATGCAAGTCTGGGTCACGCCCTAGGCGATTAGGTGAAGGATTGAAGTTATATACTTCTATCTCATATTTTTTATCAGGATTGGTTGACTGAAGCATCTGTATTGCTTCTAGTGCTGCATTTTTTTCCATACCATCACATAATATATCCTTTTGGATAATGCGATATTTTTTCATGGTGGGATATTTATACTTTTATTTAATTGTGAGGAATAAGTATTATATTAAAACTAATACTTATTCTCGGCTCTTTTGTTTCATTAGGATGAACTGCATGTTGTAACCAAGACGGAAATATAAGCATACTTCCTGTATGTGGATCAAGAGTAATCTGAAGGCACTGACTATAAGGTATAGACTCTAAATTTTCTGAATATAATTCATAAGGCATAGTCATTTGCCTTACCACTCTAGGGTCAAAAAATCGAATTGCCCCGCTATTTTCTGGTACATCAACATAATAAACACCAGACCAATGAACGCCTGGGTGTTGATGAATTTCGTTAAAGTCTCTATATCTATTCACATTTGCCCAAGCATTACTAATTCCAATATCTACATCAAGATAATTGTTATGACTTATTACTTGCTTTATACCAAGTGCAATAAAGTCCCGTAAAGCAGAAAATCTTTTATCGTTTTGTAATGCCCCACTACTATGCCAACCACCATTATTTGAGAATGTATCAGAAGCTTCTGTTTTTTCCTTTTCTAAAATCATTTGTTTCAAATCTTCATTATTAACAGAAGATGTTCTTATGTTAGGATGAAATTGGTCCATATCATCATTATCGAATTGCCACATTTCAGTGGAAAATATATTACAGAGATTACCCATTTCTAATACAACCACTTGGCCATATTTTTAAATTCTTCGCTTACACCCAAAGCATTTCTCTTTTCCATTCCCAAGATCAACTGCCACGGATTCATTCCAAGGTTTCCAGCTAGAATAATTCTATCGTGATCACATTGATGTTCTGGTACAGAATGTCGAATCCAGCCAGGAAATAAAATCATGTTACCACTTTTCGGAAATATTGAGTGTGAAGAATCGTAACGTAAGGAATCGTTAAAGGCTAAAGGTGAGCACTTCTCACAACATTCCACATTATATACCCAACTCCATATCTGAGGCCAATGCTCATGAGTTTTAGTATAGTTTCCTTTAGAGTATATTGCACCCCAACAATCGTATGGCATTAATGGAACTCCCTGTCTTGGAGAATTGTCATACGCCAATTCTATTGCCATGCGACACACTTCCATAAAATCAGAATTGGTTTCGTGCATATACCAGCCAGTCATACTTGCTTGTACATTGGTTGATGACTTTTGAATATCACCAATATCTCTACATGTTTGTGCAAGTCGTTTCTGAAGTTCTTCGTTTGAATAATCTTTCTGTACAACAGGATACTTTACTTGAAAAGATACAGACTGTGGATTAGTTCTTAGTTGCCTAAATTTCTTTTCCTCTAATACATTCTCTTTTTCTATATTAGATACAAGTGATTTCAATGAATTCATATTAATAATTCCTCTGAGCTACCCTCGCCTGGTGGATACCAATACCATCCTGTAGCAATATATTTCGGATGAGTGTGTACAGGATTGCCTCTATGTTGATACATCCATGCAGCAGGAAATATACACCCCAAACCCTGTTTAGGTTGTATGCGTATCTTATCATATAGGAATTCTGTTTCTCCTTCTCCATTCGGAATATCATTCAGATAGATAGTCCATACCAAAGCTCTGGTACAATTTTCCCAATGACTTATTTCCGCATGAAAGTTGTGAAACCCCCCACCCATAGGATTTGTACGTTGTATTTTAATTTCGGGTGTAAGAAGTTTACGAGTTCCCCGATATGCGTAAGGAAATTCTTCTGAGTATTCTTGTAGCATATCAAGTTTAACTTTTTGTACGG